TAACTTTTGACGCATCTTCGGCGGCAGTGGAGAGGATATCGCTGATCCACTGCTCCGCTTTATTACGTTCCTGATGTACCCTGGCCACGTCAGCCGCAATCCGGGCCAGATTGTTGATAAGCGCAAACCGTAACATGGCAGGCATGGCCCACAGTTCGCCGAGCAGCAGGGGCGTAACGCGCTGGTAGGCAGCGATAAAAGGATGCAGGACGCTGGTTTCCAGTCGGCCATCACTGTGCTTAATCATCTCCTCGGCGATAGCCTGGATGCGCAGGTAATGAGCCGACTCCTCCAGCATGGGCAGTCCTTTACCAAATTTTGCCGGTAACAGGTGCCGGACCAGGCGGATCTGCTCTTCAATGATGTAAAAATTATCCAGTATCCAGACGGCCGCTGGTGTCTGGCTGCGCTTATCGCCTTCACTCAGGATTTCTGCGCTGCGCGTCAATGACAGTTCATTATCTGCCAGCTGCTGCAACAGTCGGTAGGACCATTTTCCACCCGACAGATTATGCGTTTTCGCTAATTTTTCGCCGTAGTTATCCATTTGTTCAGCCGAAAAAATATCTGGCCGGTGGGCCTGATAAATACCTTCAGTCGGGAACAAAGGAAAATGCTCATCGGGTAATTCACTTTCCCGGCTGAACCACGTCGTCAGTTTTATTTTCACACTCATTTCCTTGCGCTTGCGCAGCAGCTGGATCCGGAAAAAAAGAAAGGATGACAAAAAAGGAGCCAAAAGAAGGGCTGGAGGTGATAAACAGGTGTAGATGATATTGATTATAGTCCTGTTTCCGTTATTCGTAGCTATCCTGATTAACCGTCTGGCGTTCTCTTATGGCGATAAAATAAAGTTAAAAAAAATAAACAGCTGCCTTCTCCTCACCTTAGCCCTTTTTAACATCAGAGCCGACAGATAAAAAAATTAATTTACCTGCACTGTGTTACGCTGATGGCAACATTTCAGAGGATAACGACATGACCTGGTTGAGCTTTCTCTTCGACGCGCTACACAGCAGCGAAACCAATACACAGTGTCCGGTGTGTAAAAAGTTTTCCAGACAGTCTGTAGCTAAAAAGAATAAAGGACAGGCAGTCTTATGCCCTCACTGTAAGTCATTGTATGTTATATAAAGTCCGTCGTCTTTTTATGTTGCGATCAACAGGCAGCAGCAAGTCATACTGTTTAACCTTATCCCTCATTGAGGCAATATCTTCGTAACATGTTTTTCAATGTGCTGATAATTCTGCATTATCTTTCGTACTCGGTGAAATAACGCTGTGATTCACCCTGGTCGAGAAATTCGAATGGTGAAAGTTGAATAATATCTGGTCCTGCAGACCACACTTCATTAACTCTTGAGATAATATCGCCTTCCTGAAGCGTCAGAAGGTTATTAATGCGTAACACAGCAAATCTGCCATTTTCAAATTCGACCTGATACAACGCAACTTTCTTCAGCGGCATGATGGTTCTTCCACGAATTACCCGGCAGCAGAGTTCAGCACTCGATGAACTTTTCATGATAAACCTCTAATCTATTCATACTCTTCTGTTCAATAAATTAATCTGCAGCATTGTGGATCTGACCTCAGTGCACACGTTGTGCAGATTTCAATTGGCCCGTTTTGACTGCATTTGTTCATATCCGTAAATATAGCGGGTTTATGAAAATAATCTGATACACCCTCTGCAGGGTTAAAAAGTCAGCCCTGAGTATTAGTCGGGTTATCAGAATGAGGATGAGTGGCGTCTTTTACAGGGAAAATAGTGGGTAAGCGAGTGTGAGGTTAATCATGGAAAGGGTGAGGTGAAACGGCAATATACTGAAGCCTTCATCTCCCTGACGTAGTTTACCCGGCACGGCCCCGACCAGTGGAGATATGCGCACTAAGGCATCACCACGCCGCCTGTTGAGTTCGCGAAAGGCCGAACTTTCCATCTGATGGAATCGGACATCAATCAGCAGATTTCCGGCCTGCCGGGTTAGCTGGCGGTGGCTTAACAGAAAAATTTCAGATTTTTATAGGAAGAGAGAAACAAGGAAGGGGGATTTGAAGGATAAACAAAAAAGCCACCCTGAAAGCTAGCTTCAATATGCTGATTTAACAGGTAAAATTTGGTGGCCCCTGCTGGGCTTGAACCAGCGACCAAGCGATTATGAGTCCCAATTCGAAGCGAGTGAAATCAGTAACTTACTGATTTCTATATTTTCTTCAGGCCTAATAGTGATGAAAAGTGGCACATAGCGTTGCGCTCTGCTGCCACTTTGCTGCCATTTTTACCTTGAGATGACTAACGAGTTGTAATGTAAACTTAAGTTTAATATACGTTATTTTTAAGCTGACCATAGAGTGGTTTATGAAATCCTTATTTTTAAAGAAACAGTGATAACTTTCCTCTTTTAAAGGTAGCTCTGATAATAAAGAGTTATCAGTATAGGTGTATTTTTTTATCATTTTACAGAGCCGGCTTATTTTTCAAGAAAGCTCTGTTATAATATTTTTACTTAAAAATCATTGGTGCTGACTTTTTTCAAAGTTTTTATATTCCTCACGCATTCTCTGGTTTTGTATTATCATTTCCCTGACGTTTTCAGGAAGAAATTCATAATCAAGAATTTTTTTTATTTTTTCTCTTGTGCATAATCTTATAATGTCAGGAGTAAAATAATCATAATCAGGAGCGAACTCGCCATTTTTTAACATAGATATTTCGGCGTCTAAAATCTTTCGGTCTATTTCATTAAGGTTTAAGTTTAGCCAGTGTACTAATTCATGGAAGTTATTAATCAAATCAGTTTTTTTTTGTATATAGCGGGATACATCTAATGGGTATTCTATATCTTCATCAGCAATTATTTCAGTAAGGATTATTAGGATCATTCCACATGATAAGATTTGTCTAATGTCATATATGTCATATCTGAGTTCATATTTTATTCTGGTTTTTTTTGTATGCCCCCAGTACCTCACACTTGTAAGGATCGCTCTATTCAATAGAGATTTCAATACGTTAGACTGAACTAAATGGCTGGTTTTTTTCTTGAACTCTTCAAATGTATACAAGCTGATGTTAGTATGTTTAGTTGCCTCAATTGCTCCAGATTGAAAACCATTTTTAGATATGATAAATCCTCTGTCCGCTCCAGTATTCTGAAGCACCGTGAAGAATGCATGTATAATCTCTTTAGTGACGTTACTTTTCCAATGTTTAGCTTCAACTAACCACTTAAAGTCAGTTCCTAAATATTTTGATTCTACTAAAACGTCAATATCAGAAAAGCCTCTTACACCTTCAACTCTCACATTGGTTTTAGCGCTAGCACCTAGGTTTATAAAATGCTCACAAATGTCTTCTTGAAATTTATACCAATCAGGTTTGCTGTTTTTTTTAATTTCAACGTCTTCAGGCATTTTAACTCCGCAGTTTTATTCTTATTAATGTTTGAAGGTGAGGGGGATTCTTTGCCGCTTTGATAGTTAATATGCTAATTCAGTAATGACTGAATGAATGGCTAATGATTTCCATCTCAATCATTACTCATGAAATTTAGTGGATTTAGTAACATGGCATCAGCTAAGTGCTCTGGGGCTAAGTGCGCATACCGCATTGTCACCTTGATATCCGTATGTCCCAGTATGCGCTGAAGCACGAGGATATTCCCACCATTCATCATGAAATGAGAAGCGAAGGTATGTCGCAAAACGTGCGTAAGCTGCCCGGCAGGTGTTTCGATGCCAGCGCGCTGCATAGCCTTTCTAAAAGCTGAATAACATGGTTGAAAGAGCAACTGCGCTTTCCTGTTTGATGGTAGCTCAGCCTGCAATTTTTCAGTTATCGGCACCGCGCGGTTTTTCTTGCCTTTAGTTTTCACGTAGATGATCTGACCGGCGCGGATTTGGTTGCCCTTCAAGCCTTCGGCTTCACTCCATCGTGCACCTGTTGCCAGGCAGATTTTCACAACGGTCGTCAGATCTTTAGATCGGCTGTTCTCACATTCGGCCAGGAGGGTTCTGATTTCCTCAATGGTGAGATATGCCATCTCCGATTCACTGATTTTAAACTCGCGCACGTTCTCTAACGGGTTGGGTGCGGTCCATTCATCTAACCGGCGTAGCTCGTTAAACATCGCCCTGAAATATGCCAGCTCTAAATTAACCGTGCGAGGCGTAACCGTCTTCACCCGAGTGGAGCGGGTGATCTTTCCGCTTAATCGCTGCTCGCGGTAAGACGCAAAAATTTTTGCGTTGAATTCGGTAGCCAGTGGATTTCCCATCGCTTCGCAGGCGAATGCCATTGTAGTTCGCCGCTTCTCGCCATCCGCCAAGGTGATGCCATGTGTGTTGAACCATAATTCAACCAGCTCGATTACCCGGCGCTTATCTGTTTTCTCTCCAAGCCAGGGCTTATCCTGAGCCTGATCTTTTACGAACTTCTCATAGGATTGTGCTTCGCCCTTCGTCGCAAACTGTCGGCGAATCCTTTTGCCGTCTCGGCCATTGGGAAAAACCTGCACCTGCCATTTCCCGCTGGGTAATTTATTTATCGCCATGCTTAGCCTTCAAAGGTACTCAGTGCGGGCAACGACTTTGCCCAAAACCCTGATGTCATCTGCTTTACATTCGAATGAAGCTTTTCCATTCTCAACGCGAATGCGCCCGCCTGGAAAACGGTAAAGCTCTTTAACGCTAATGAGCTTATCAATCTCAATGAGCCACAGCCCGTCGGTGATCTCTGCGGTGGTCATATCAACCAGGTAATTCTGTTTCTCGAAATGTACTAATAACGGGGCTTTTACATCACTTGGTAAGAGCTGAGCGTCATATGCAACCCAATCAGATGATGAAAAGTTCCCATTTGTGATTTTTTTGAGTTCGATTTTGGTCAATGGTTGATCTTGATTTGTGATGTTAGAGTCACCGCGTCCATAGGTCAGCCACTCAAGAGAAGTGCCGGTTTCCATTGAGCAAATCAGCACCCAATCAGCAGGAAAGTTCCCACGCATTATGCGGTTAGCCATAGTGCTTTGAGACACATTCAAATGACGGCACAGTGCCTGTCGGGATGAAAAACCATATGCCTGAACGATACGCTCAATGGGATCTTTACCACCCTCTGGTAAAGTTGGTGCTTTACGACTCGTAAAATCTTTCGTTGACCTTTCCAATTTGTGATCCTAGTATTCACTCGTCGTATCAAGACGTGTTTAATAGTGATTAATAGAGTTGGCTAGAACTCAACAGAGGATACTGCATCATGACCCGTAAACTTTCAATGCGTCCTTCAATCAATCTCGTGATCTCGGAACCTTACATAACTGTCGAAGAGTTCTGCCGTCGCACTGGTTACAAGGAAGGCACCGTTCGCCAGATGTACCGTGAAAACCGTTTACCCATCAGAAAGAAAGAGGGCTTAAACGGACTTATCGAAATCAACATGGTTGCTCTCACTATCGAAGCCGCTGCTGGCTGCGAAATCACAATGCAGGCTTGATACATCCATATTGGGATAGCAGAAGGGATTTATCATGTTTGATTTTCGAGTCTCCACACATAGCCATTTTGATGATGCGTGCCGGGCGTTTGCACTGAAGCACAACATCATTCAGCTGGCTAACAAAGCCGGGCTGAATCCTCAGACTATCCGTAACAAACTCAATCCGGAACAGGTTCACCAGTTAACCGTTCGTGAACTGCTGCTGCTGACCGATCTGACGGAAGACGCCACGCTGATTGACGGCGCACTGGCGCAGCTGCATTGCCTGCCATGCGTACCTGTTAACGAAATGGCGCAGGAGAATCTACCTGCTTATGTACTTAAAGCCACTGCCGAAGTAGGGCAGTTAGCTGCGGGCGTGGTGTGCCAGGAGCAATTAACAGCATCTTGTCGCCGTGGTCTGGTTCAAAACGTACACGCAGGGATCCGCTGCCTGACTCTGGCAGCACTGGCGGTTCAGGCACGAGTGCATTCTAACCCTGCGCTTTCAGGTACTGCTGATGTGTTGAGTGGTATCGGTGCATCTATGGGGATGGTGTGAGGTAGTTATGATCAAAGTATTGACCTATCAATTTAATTTACAGGGTAAGCGCGCAGAAGTTAAAGATTGGGATGTTGCGTTGTGCTTTCCATCCATTTCAGGCGATGGCAGTTATTTCTTTACTCTAAAAGATGGTACGAGGTTTCGCGGTGAAGAAGTCAAAGAAGTGATACGTAATAAAGTATCACCTCTTACATATATTTAATTGTTGTACCTGTTAACCCATTTTTCAATAGCGCTCATGAAAATGTGCTGGGTGTCAGAGCCGGGCGGAAGTTTGTTTAACTCACTGCGAACGGCAGAATAGAAAAGAGAATGATCATGTTTTTTATTAGTGAAGTAAGCGTTAAGAAGTCCTGAAATAACCATATTTTGAATATTAACTTCGGAGCGGAGTTGCTGAAGATCCTTCTCCAGAAGTTCGAAGCGTTCTATTTCTTTCTCATTCAGCATTTGCGCCTCATGTCGTAACAGATAATGGAGTGAGGATTATGCAGGTTTTTGTAAGATTTTTGAAACAACAGTCACCACCACAGCAGTTACAAGATTTAGGGCATGGCTGGATTGAAACTAAAACAGGCCAGCGCTGGCATCCGGCAATATCACAGGCCGAACTGCTGGCAGGATTAACCGGTAAGAGGAAAAAATCATGGGTTACAAGGCTGAGAGTATCACTGTTCAGATGAACGCAGGGCAACGTGCCTGTGCGCTTAATCATATCTCAGCACTTCGCACAATGATGTACGGCGATTGCAGTCATGAACTCAAACGCTTTATCGAAGACATGCGCAACAAGCACGATCACCAGGCTGAACAGAATGGCCGCGCACTGAGCGCGATTTTCTTCCTAGCAAATATCAGCAAAGAACGTCACGGCGTTGATTTCAGTGAACTGACGAGTGACGAAAAAACGGCGCTGATTAGCGCAATGAATCACTTAAAAGCAGTCGTGAGTTTATTTCCGAAGAATATGACATTACCTAATTAATTAACCCAACGAAATTAAATGGCGTAAACCCGCCGGGCATTTTTTTGCCCGAATTCAGGAGAGAGAGTAATGCGAAATATCCAGACCCGAAATTTTAAAGCTGACGAAGACGCGCTTAATGCCCTGCTGAGCAAAGCAAAAACTGAACAGCGTAGTGATGATGCGCTGTCCGTTTCTTTCCGCCTGGCCGCACTGGCAATTCATGCCCGCAAAAATGAAATGTCCGCTGTAGAAATCATCGAGCTGCTGGACAAAGAGGCAGAGCGTTTTGAGAACCAGGCACAGGAGATGCACTGATGGCCGACTCAATGGATCTGGTACAGCAGCGTGTACAGGAAGAACTGGCGCGCAATCTAGCTAACACTATTCATCGTCCTGCTGGAGCGAGTGAATTTTTCTGCCTCACTTGCGGCGAAGAAATCCCTGAGCAGCGCCGCCGCGCACTGCCGGGCGTTTCCCTCTGCGTGACCTGCAAACAGATCAGTGAGCTGAAAAGCGTGCACTACAAAGGGGCGGCGTTATGAGCATCATCCTGAAGTGGGCCGGCAGTAAGTCCGGCCTTGCTGCCGAAGAAGGCAAGTGCGCAATCAAGATCATTCTCGTCCCGCATATTGAGCATGTGGCTTCACTGTGACCGATATTGCCGTAAACGCCGTTGAGTTTAATGGTGACTATCACGCTGCCCTGAAAATGCAGCGTGAGAATTATGGCGTCAGAACGCCGCGTAACATGACCCTGGCTGAGCTGAAGCTGTGGAACGCTAACCCCGACGATCACAGCTGGCGCAGCCAATACCTGCATGACATGCCAGACTACCTGGCCGGGTACTTCGCTGACCGTTATCAAAAAATCCTTTCAGGAAAACATGGCCGTCGGCGGGCCAATGCTTTTCTGCGCCAGACCATTGGCCAGAGCGTATTGCCACGCCTGCAGCTTGTACGCACCCGCTACCGGCTGAACGATGCTGCGCAGTTTGAGCTGCCCTTTATCAAACAGCTTGATCGCCTTCCAACGCTAGACCGCCAGGACATTCGCGATCTGGCTTATAAGATGGCCTCCTTCCTGTCACAAAGTCTGGCTGAGTTCGTTGATAAGGTCTCCATACCACAGGAGGCGGACGAACTGCCCGTGACGCTCACCGGATACCGTTACATCGCTGAACTGGCTGCGCTGACAGGAACGCAGCCACCTTACTGGGCAGAGTTCTGTTCAGCTAAAGGTGAATTGCCTCTGCGCAAAGCCCAGTCTGGTCTGCTTCGCATGATGGCTCCTGAATGGTGGAGTGGCCGCCTGAAGCAGATGCGAGATTTACAGCGTGAACACATGGCTATCGCGGTTGGGCAGGTACAGAAAGCCGCATCACCTTACGTTTCCCGCAGCACGCTGGCCGAATGGATAGAGCAGAAAAAACGTAACCGTGAATTCTTCAAACGCTTTGATCTCATCAATCAGGACGGGGACCGTATTGCGCTGGATGAAATGGTCAACCGCAGCGTGTCCAATCCGGCAATACGCCGCCGCGAATTGATGACCAGAATGCGTGGGTTTGAGGATGTCGCTAATGAAACAGGGTGCGTAGGTGAGTTTTATACAATCACAGCACCATCACGTTATCACGCAGTTTACAGCCAGGGCGGCTTTGTTTCTCAGTGGAATGGTTCAAGCCCACGTGACACCCAGCGTTATCTCTGCCGTGTATGGGCGAGGATCCGCGCGGCACTGTCACGCGAAGCTATCCATGTCTTTGGCTTTCGCGTTGTTGAACCTCACCACGACGGCACGCCACACTGGCACATGCTGCTGTTTATGCGCCCTGAAAACGTCCAGCGGGTTCAGCAAATCATGCGTGATCAGGCTTATAAAGAGGATTCCGGGGAGTTGACCACACCGCATGCAATGAAAGCACGATTTCATGCCGAGCCGATCGACCCTGAGAAGGGCAGTGCGACAGGCTATATCGCCAAATATATTTCAAAGAATATCGACGGTTACGCGATGGACGGCGAGAAAGATGATGAAACCGGCGCAAATATGCGCGACATGGCTAAGGCTGTTTCGGCATGGGCTTCACGCTGGCGTATTCGTCAGTTTCAGCAGATCGGCGGTGCGCCTGTGACTGTCTGGCGTGAGCTGCGCCGTATGGGTGATGCACATCTGCCAGATAAGCAGATGGATGCGGTGCTGGCGTCAGCTTCCGTTGCCAGCTGTTGGGCGTCCTATACGATGGCGCAGGGCGGGCCGTTAGTGGCGCGTGAGGATTTAGTGATCCGCCTTTGCTACGAACTTACCGAAATGGGCAATGAGTACGGCGAAGATGTTCAGCGGGTGCAGGGTATCTATTCGCCAATGGTGCCGGATTCAGAAGTCATGACGCGCCTGGTCAAATGGGAAAAGGTCGCTAAATTGGCCGAAGCGCCAGCGGAGGCTGGTTTTTCTGGCGGCATTGCCGCCCCTTGGAGTTCTGTCAATAACTGTACGGGGCCAGAGCGCCGACGGTTAGAGCTGGAACTAAAAGCCAGGGGATTTAACGGTGATGAATATGAAATTGGGCTGTTGCTTAAGGGCTGTAGCCTCAATGCAGGGGGCAAAATGAGGCTTTTCTACGGGAAAGGCAGATTGCAGGAAGAACCATTCTGATCGGGCAAGGTTCAGATCAATCCCATTGATACATAAAAAATGGTTTCAATTCCGATTGGATTTTCTATACTGTATGCATAAACAGTAGTTGTAAGCAGAGGAGGGAACATGCAGGACTATCTTTTGGAGTCGGTGAAGCTTCAGCGTATTGATTTCTTTTTAAAACTTGTTGCTGTCAGCGATTGTAGTGAGCAAGAAAAACGTATGGCAATTGAGTGGGTTTCCGAACTCACAGATGAGTTAATGGCTCGTCTACGCAATCATGAATACAGCCTTTCAATGAATCAGGCTGAGTGATGAAAGGCCTAACAGAACTACGAGCCGTGAGTGCATGACTATGCTGCATGAAATCGCATGATCCCAAAAGGATCTCTGATGCTCAGGCCCGCCAGTACTGGCGGGCTTTTGTTTATGTCATGCAGGTGCATGAAAACCATTGCATAAAGCGGGCAGGCGTGGCGGGGCTACGAGCGCGCGCTGAACCGTGATAAAGTGCATTACTTCTCTTAGTATTATGCTTAATGGGTCAGGACTAAAATGGCTAACTTTATAAGTAGAATTACCCAAAAAACAGCGCACAGCAAAAGAAATATAGTGCTTGATGGCAAAAATCTTATTGTCGTTGGCAATAATGGTGCAGGTAAAACGCTTTTTTTAAGAGCGCTGCAAAGCCACATTTATAAAATACTTAGCGAACAACAATATATAGATATTGAAGATGTGAAATCCTCTATCATTAACTATAAAAATGCTATAAAAAACATCGAACCTGACACTCAAGATTATAACAACTTTCTTAATACAATTAATTATTATGAAGGTCTCCTCTCGGATAAAGAAGTATTTAATATTACACTTTCATCTAGCACTGCTTTCCTTCAAGGCATCAAGAGAAAAGAAATTATATTTAGGTTCTTTGAAGCCGGGCGCATATATACCAGCGATGGAAATAACCTCCTGACGAGCATTGAAAGTCTATATGAGCGATTTAAAAGTAATGATGCAAATCATCAAACAGCGAGCGGTTTTTTTGAGACATATTTAGTGTCAATGAGTAACTATGCGCTCCTTGAAAAAGGGGCAGAACAGCTTGAAGAATATAATCGCGTAAATGATATAATAAATAAAATACAATCTGACCTTAGAAGCCTATTTGAAGATGAAAGTTTAATATTATCTTTCAATAGAAAAAAATTAAGGATGGAGGTAATTCAGAAAAACAAAGAGCCTTTCAGCTTAAGCCACCTTCCTTCAGGCTACTCATCTATCCTTGCAATCTACGCAGAGCTTATTATGCTTACTGAGTTAAGCAATAAAAATAAAGATGAAATAAAAGGCATAGTGATAATTGATGAGATTGATGCCCATTTGCATGTCACGCTTCAAAAGAAGGTGTTTAATTTCTTATCCAAAAGTTTTGATGGGATTCAGTTTATTATATCCACTCACTCACCATTCGTTATTCAGTCAGTATCTGATGCAATCATTTATAACCTTTCCAAGAACGAGCGAATGGAAGATCTCTCAATTTACTCTTATTCCTCAATTATTAAAGGTCTTCTTGGAGAAACTACAAATTCAAGTGATCTTGAGAAACTTCTGTCTGAACTAAATGAGCTTAGTGAAAATAATAATTATAACTCTCGCTTCGACGCAATTATATCAATATTAGAAGAAGAAATTGATTTTCTGAGCCCAAAAGCTAAGGCAACATTTTTAGGAGCTAAGTCAAAATTTATCGACTGGAAAGAGGAACAACAAAATGTTTAATGTTACCCGCTCTTATCCAGCTCCGGTCAGCTTAGCATTACAGAAGTCATATAAAGGTCATGATGTAATTGAATCTTTACGGATTGTTTTTCATGATAAATGTTATTTGTGTGAGCAAGGTTCAATTTCTGATCCTGAAGTTGAGCATTTCGTACCTCATAATAAAACTGCAGCCTTAAAATACGGTTGGGATAATTTATTCTTTTCATGTCGTCGTTGTAATGGCATCAAAAGCAATAATCATATAAACCTTCTCGACTGTACTGATACTGTAAATAACGTTTCAGATGAGATAGTGCACTATGCAGGAAATGCTCATGTTGGTGAGGTAATAGTCAAGCCCTTCTCTGAAAACCCTTCAGTACAGGTTTTAAATACAGTATCTCTACTCGATAAATGTTTTAATCTTGAGAATACAAGTTTGCGGAGGGTTTCAAAGGAAAGCTTAATTGAAAAAATATTGATTGAGCTAAATAATTTCAGGCCATTAAGAGACATTTTAGCTCAACGGCTGAGCTCTCAAGAACAAATTGCAGAAGCTAAAAGCACTTTAGCATTAATGTGCTCGAGCAACTATCCGTTTTCAATATTTTGGAGGTGGCACCTAATCAATGATGTCATCCTCAAAAGAAGGTGTCCTGACTTAAGAGGCGAATTAGGCTTCTAGTTAAATAAGGTGCGCATTATGCGCACCAGCTTTATCACAATATATAATCATTAAAGTCTATAACTTCATCTCCCAACCACTCGTTGATTTCTTCAAAGCGCTTTTGCAGTGGCATTAGCTCGTTGCGTACAAAGACCTTGCTAGCCTTTTCCACGTCACCGAACCCGCCCGTGTTGCTGGGGATAATCCCCATTAGCTGAGGCGGCACACGATGCACGGCCAGCATGTCGTCGCGGCTCACGTTCTTGATATTCAGAAACTCATCCTTTGCCGCCACCTCTGACAGCGGAATGATCTGAATGCCGTCCTTTTTCCCGTTCGGGCTGTACATAAACAGGTTACGGAAGTTGCCAGGGCCCTTTGCGCTTTTCATGGCACCGCGGATATTGTCCACGTCCTGCTGGCTCTGCGCTGGATCGGTCATGTACATGATGAAACCCGCATGGCTGCCGTTGAGGTAATACTTGCGGCGGAACAGCGTAGCCGATTCGTTCAGCAGCGCCGACGGGATGGCAGACAGGTAGCCCGGCAGGCCGTAAATCTCCTGATTGATGTCCGGCTCCATCAGGTGAAACACGCTGCCCTTCGCAAACTCATACGGCTCCGTGTTAATGCCATAGTGCGCGTACCAGTACGTGTCTAGGTCAAGGCCGCGCCGGGTAAACTTTGCCAGTGACGGCTCCAGCTTCAGCACGTTACCAAGGCGGCTGGTCCGCTTCTCCAGGTAGGCATTGCCGAAAATCAGGTAATCCAGCGCAAAGCGGCTGAATGCCTGCTGACTCAGCAGCGGGTGCGGGATAAAGGTACTCGCCAGAATATTGCACTTCACGCTGATGGGTGAGCTGTGATGCACGGCGGCGCGGAACGTGCGCGCCAGCCCGTCAACGCTTACGGGCGGTTCATACCAGCGATCATTGATAACGCACTCCACGTAGTCCAGCAGTTCGCGGCGATCCAGCACCGGGATTGGATCGCCAAAGGTAAACGCCTCCGACGCTGCCCCGCTGGTCATGTTATCCGGCTGCGGCAAGGCCTGCGTGCGGGTGCGGTTCCTGCGTTTGCTCATTAATAAATCTCCACAATGTTCTGCGTGTGTGCCGCCTGTCCCTGCAGCGGCTCGTTTGCCAGCGCGTGCATGGTCGCCCAGGCTAAATCGCCGTGGCTGACTTCCTCGCTGCGGCTGGTTTCATAGGTCGGACGGTTGCCGCTGGCCGTGGTGGCCTTACGGATAGACATAAATGACTGCGCGATGTCGAGGTGACTGGCGTCAAACTCCAGCCGCCCGCTGGCGATGGTGTCGTAAGCCTTCAGCACCAGGGCGTTTTTAACGTTCGGGTTATAGACAAACTCCTTCACCTGCGGGAAAAACGCTTTGACGTTCTCATACACGCCCAGCCCGACGCCGGTGGAGTCGATGCCGATATAGCTGACGTTATACTGCTGCGTCAGCGTCCTGATGGCGTCAGCCTGCGCCCGGAAGTCCATCCCGCGCCACTGGTGACGCTCAAGGATGCGGAACTTGCCGCCCGGCACGGCAGGCGGTGCCATGACCACACACCCGGCGCTGTCGCCGTTCTGCGTTCCCTTCGCGGGGTCGTAGCCGATCCACACTTCTTTCCAGCCGAACGGCCGTAGCGCCAGCGCCTCAAAGTCGGTCCAGACTTCCCAGCTGTCCACCATGCACTTCTGCAGCATGGCCAGCTGAAACACCGATGCCAGATCGTCCATAAAGACGCACATCAGCAAGTTCTGGTAATCCTCCGGGCTGTAGCGCGTGCGCAGCTGCTCCAGGTCAAACAGGTCACAGCCGCCGCGCACCGCATCTTCCACCGTGACAATCTGCCGAAACTGGCCGTCTTCGCAGAGGCGACCGGCGGCCAGTGACTGATGGCTGAGGTCGATATCAACCCTGTCCGCTTTGGCCCGGCCCTTGTTGAACTGCGAACCGGACCAGAACGGATAGGCGCTGTGTGTGAGGCTGGACGGGGTGGAAAAGTAGGTTTCGCGCCACTTCTTGTGCAGCGCCATGCCGGACGCCACTTTCTGCAGTTCCTGAAACTTGGGTATCCAGAAATATTCATCCAGGTACAGATTGCCGTGATAGCTCTGCGCGGTGCGGGCGTTGGTGCCTAAGAAATACAGGCACGCGCCGTTGCTGAGCGTCATCGGGTCGCCCTTCAGGTCTACGTCCACCTCGCGGGCAAACTCAATGATGTACTGCTTGAAGACGTGCGCCTGCGCCTTACTGGCTGACAGGAAAATCTGATTGCGCCCGGTCGTCAGCGCATCGATCAGCGCCTCGCGGGCAAAAAAGAAGGTCGCACCAATCTGGCGCGACTTCAGCAGGTTGCGTACCGAATATTTATTACCGGCTTCCCACCACTGGCGCTGATAGCCGAACATCGAGCCGTGGAAAACCTCCTGCAGCTTCTCGATCTGTTCGTCGCTGAACAGGTTTTTTTCCAGGGGCTTACGCGGGCCTTTGTTCCGGTTCTCCACGTTCGGGTTCAGGTCCGCTTCATTGCCGCCGTTGCTGAATTTACCGATTCGGGCATGGCGCTCAGACTGACGCGCCAGCAGGTCAATTTCCTTAAAGTCTTTCCCTTCCTTCTGCTCCTTCATGATGAGCTGGCAGTAACGTGCGGCGGTGGTCAGCTGCATCTGATCCAGCGGGCCATAGTCGCCCCACTTATCGCGCTTCTTCCAGCTGTGAACGGTTGCGGGTTTCTCTCCCAGCATTTCAGCAATGCGGGCGATGCGGTATCCCTGAAAGTACAGCAGTAAAGCCTGCCTGCGGGGATCGAGGTCGTCGGGGGCGGGTGTCATGTTCATGCAGCCAAAATACGGCCCCGCCGCTTCCTTTTCCGCCATCCCTCATTGTGTGGTTTCCCGCACAACGTCCGCGCGTTGTTTCGATACCCCTGCCGCCGCAACCATAGAGCCTCACAGAGTTTTACTGACCGGAGCCTGGACAATGGCAAAGAAAGCAAAGCGTTTTCGTATCGGGGTGGAAGGTGCCACCACGGACGGGCGCACCATCGAGCGCAGCTGGCTTGAACAGATGGCGGCAAATTACAGCCCTGAGCTGTACACCGCTGTGATCAACATGGAGCACATCAAGGGCTACACGCCAGACAGTCCGTTTCGTCGCTTTGGCGTAGTGGAATCGCTGGACGCTGAAGAAATCAGCGACGGCCCGCTGAAGGGCAGGCTGGGGCTGTATGCCCTGATCAACCCGACTGACGAGCTGATCACGCTGACCGGCACCATGCAGAAAATCTTTACCTCTATGGAAATCCGCCCGGAGTTCGCGGACACCGGCGCGGCCTATCTGATTGGCCTGGCCGTGACCGACGATCCGGCCAGCCTCGGCACGGAAATGCTGCAGTTCAGCGCCAGCGCCGGGGCGAACCCGCTGGCAAACCGTAAGCAGCATCCTGACAACGTTTTCTCTGCCGCTGAAGAAACCCTGATCGAGTTTGAGGACGTGGCCGACGAAAAGCCCGCCCTGTTTACCCGCATCAAAGCGATGTTCAGCAGGCAGCAGCAGACCGACGCGGCGCGCTTCAGCGACGTGCATCAGGCGGTTGAGCTGATTGCCACCGAGCAGCAGGACCTGAGCGCGCGCATTGAAACGGCACTGAGCGAACAGGCCGACAGCCTGAAATTACATTTCAGCAGTGCGCTGGGTGAGGAAGTGCTGAAGCGCGAACAACTGCAGGCGGACTTCACCGAACTGCAGCAGCAGCTGAGCCGGGAAGATGGCCGCCAGCAGGTCCGCCCGCGCACGCAGGGTAACGGTAGCGGCGGCGAAGTGCGCACCGACTGCTGATACAGCGGCGGCAAACCTTTTTAACGAACAGAGAAAGCGAAGCGATGAAAAATACTACCCGTTTTAAGCTGAATGCTTACATGTCGGTGCTGGCAGAAATCAACAAGATTGATCTGTCCGCCCTGAACAGCAAATTCACCATTGAGCCGTCCGTGTCGCAGACGCTGGAAAGCAAAATTCAGGAGTCGTCCGCGTTCCTGCAGGCCATCAACATCATGCCGGTCAGTGAGCAGAGCGGCGAACGGCTGGGGCTGGGGATCGGCACCACCATTGCAGGCACCACCGATACTACCCAGAAAGAGCGCGAGCCGACCGATCCGACCTACATCGACGGCGACGGCTACAAATGCACGCAGACCAACTTTGACACGGCGCTGCCTTATTCAAAGCTGGACATGTGGGCGAAGTTCAGCGATTTCCAGGTGCGCATCCGTGACGCCATCGTGAAGCGTCAGGCGCTGGACCGCATCATGATCGGCTTCAACGGCCTGAAGCGTGAGAA